TTTGCTGAGCTTCTTGGTCCTGGCGACGCAGACCACGAAACTCATGTGCATTTGGCTGTAGGTTCCGGTGGTATTAGCCAGGAAATGTTTAATAAAGCCCTTGCTTCAATCACTGGCGGAGCCGGCGTTCCTGCGCCTGTGAAAGGTAGCGTCGCTCGCGATACACGGGCAGAAGTCTCTACCGAACTTAGGCAAAAAGAAGCACTGCAGATTGAACAAAATGCTCTCACTGAGGCTCTTAAGCAATATGCCAACACCGTTCAAGCCAATATGGGCACTATTTTCCCCATTGCCCAGCTCAAGCTTGAAAATCAATTAATGGAGCAACGCAATCAGCTCCAATTGCAAGGCATGCCTAGCGAGTACATTGAATTCAGGGAGGAGATGGTCAAAACTGAATATGAAAGCTTGCTTGCGGTGGAAAACTATAGGAAAGAGCTTGATTCTCTGAACGAAGAACTGGCTCAAACAAAGCCGACAAAGGACAATGCCGCGCAAATTAAATTCCTTGAGGGACGCATCCAGACGCTTAATGATGCCATCGCTTCAGCTCCTCGCTTACTGCAAGAGATGACAGTGGCTCAGTTAGAAAACACCATTGCAAGCATTAAACAGGCTGATGCCCTGAAAAAAATGCAAGAAGGCATTGAACTCATCGACAGCAATGTTGAAAGCGCAACTGGAGGTTACAAAAACTTCATTAAAGAAGTTGCCATGGGTGGCGATCCAACAGAAGCCCTTAAAAAGTTTCAGCAACAATTGACTGACCAAGTGCTAACAATTATCTTGGATTATTCCTTTAAACCAGTTGAAGAATTTTTAAAAAATTCATTAAAAGAAGTGTTTGGTCTTCCTTCGGAAGAAAAACAAAGACAGGCAGTGCTTGCCAAGCTTGAAGAACAACTAGCAAAGCAAGAAAGAATTGCGCTTGCAACAGAACGAACGGCTGACAATACCGGGCCAGGAAGAACAGAAGGAGCAGGCAACACTGCAAGCATTTTTAATGATAAAGCGATAACAAATGGCTTAAATTTTGAAAACATTACTGGATCGCTGTCTCAGTCTATGGAAAAAATTGGCAAATCTTTTGAGAGTGGTCTTTCTGCAGTGGACACTTCTGCCGAAGGATGGAATCAAGCATTGACGACGAACATTCCCGGTTCTTTGAAAACTGCTACAGATAGCGCCAACACTCAAGGAAGTATGTTTGCGCAAGGTCTTGGCAAAACCGTGGGAGCAATTGGTTTGGCTGCTGGTTCTATTATGGGCATTGCCGCAGGGATCAGGCAGATTGGGCAAGGCGGCACGTCTGATGTACTTGGAGGCATTGGCTCCATCTTTATGAGCCTTGGAGGTGCTGTGGGAGGCTTTGCGGGCCTCCTCAAGGGAGCCAATGGTGGCGTAGCGTCAGGCGGCTGGAAGCCCTTCCCCGTCACTGCATTTGCCAATGGCGGTATGGTCAACGGTCCCACTCTTGGCCTGGTTGGTGAAGGCAAATACAATGAGGCCATTGTGCCATTGCCTGATGGCCGTTCCATTCCAGTGCAAATGAAAGGCTTTGGCGGTGGCGAACTGCGTGAAGCAATGAGCGGAAGCAGTGGTAGGGTAAGTGGCAGTCCCATCCTCAATATGAGCTTCCAAAGCACTAATATCAATGGAGTAGAATATGTTAGCCGTGATCAATTGGAACAAGCAATGGCTGCAACTCGCCGCCAAGCAGCTTCTGATGGTGCCAAGCGTGGCATGAGCATGACTCTCGACAAGCTTCAACAAAGTCCATCTACGCGCTCTCGCCTAGGCATAGGAGGCCGCTGATGTCTCAAACATTCCCCACTCTTAAACCATCGCAGCGTCAATTTACGCTTGGCGCGTTTCCAACAAAAGTTTATCGCTCACTGGCTGGCACCACTGCAAAAAGAAGCTATGGCAATAAGCCCAGTGGTTTCGGCTTGACGCTTGAATTTAGTAATGTTGGCGATACCATTGTTCTACAAATTCTCAATCATTACAATGCGACGAACGGAGGCTTTTCGCGCTTTACCTTGCCATCGTCAATCTTTGCCGGCATGAGCGCAGCTCTTATTGCACAAGTGCAGGCACCATATAACATTCGCTGGGAGTATGTTTCTGCTCCATCGGTGCAATCAGTTTACAATGGCATCAGCACAGTGTCAGTGGAGCTACTTGGGGAGCTTGATGTCTGATGACCTCTGAAATCCGCATTTGCAATTTCTTTAGACTTACCACTGCTGCAGGCAAGCCGCATCGCTTTCAGAATTACTTCATTGGAGAAACCAAGACATTTAAGTCTCCCTTGGACGCAGAACAAAAACCTTATTTATTCTCACCATTTCAAGCTGATGGAGCACTGGCAAGCCTTAATGGCGACAACCAGCAGTTGCGCGTTCTGTTTCCCAGCCAAGAAGTATCTATTCGTTTGGTAGAAGAAGGTGATGGTAACAGACTAAGCGTACTGGCACTGACAACGTTATGGACTAATGCAGCGGGAGCATTGAATGGCGCACAATTTACTGACTACTTTATTGGTGTGGGAGCTACGTTTAATGAAAACACGATAGAACTACGTTTTCGATCTTCTATGGATAGCGTTGGGGCAGGCTTTCCAGCCCGTGTATTGACAATGAACAACGTTGGCATCTTGCCTCTTGAAGCGAACCTTGTCCTGCGATGAATCATCTTATTGGGCTTAAATACAAATGGGGAAGTAAACCTAGCGACGGAGAAGGTTTTACTGACTGCTTCCAACTTTGCTGCGAAGTGCGCCATCTTCTTGGCATGTTTAATTTTTCTAGTGCTTATCAATGGGTGTACAATCAATACAATGAAGGCTCATTTCCTAATCGCATATTAATGCGATTTCTTTTTGACAACGGTCAGCGCACTACCACCCCCACGACTGGCGCCATTGCTCTATTCCGTGGCGAGCGCCCAGCTCTAGGAACCGTGACTGATTACGGCATTGTATTTATTGCCCCCGGAGGCAGAGTTGTACACGCCCCATCATTCAACGCTGATTATTACTATAAGATGAACAAATGACAAGGCGCCTTCTTCCCTACGAGCATGATCTCATCGCAACGCTTGGCGTTACGGAAGAGGAGTACATTGACTTTCTGTCAATTCAAGAAGCGTATAGTGACCCTAAAGAAGGCACAATAGTTGACGTTAGGAACGGGGCGTTGGCCGCTTTGCCCGCCGTTATCGCAGGCACAGCCACTGCAGCGGCCACGGCAGCAGTCGTTGCTACTCTTACTACTATATCTATTGCCTTAACGGTTGTTGGCGTTATTTTCCAAGTGGCAGCAGTGCTGCTTGCTGATAAGCCCTCATCGCCTAAAGCTGGAAGAAATCAGCGAGAGCAACGATTCAGCCCAAGACTTGGTTTTAATAGCTTACAAGAACTTGCACAATACGGCGACCCCATTAATCTTGTTTATTGCAATACCAAGGAACACAACCGTTCTGGCGGTGTACGCATTGCCACATCATTGGTGTGGTCTGCGGTGGAAAGCTATGGCTCCACGCAATTCATGCAGCTTCTGCTGGTGCTAGGAGCAGCTCAGATAAAAGCTCTTGACTTTGACCGCACAGCATTTGGTCAGCTCCCCCTGGGGCAATTCAGCGACTCAAATACTTGGCTCTATTACGAAGACAGTGGCCGGGTCCATTTTAAGGACAAGAAACTAGGAAACAACCAAGATCCAACCCGCGATGGAGCACCAGATTCAGAAGACGTATGCCGCGTCATGTTTGCCAAGAACAGGCGCGATGGGTACAGCCAAGCGTTCAGTCCCAGCAGCCTTACTTCTTTTGGCGTTTATGATCCTATTCCACTAAACATTGAAATCCAAGAACGACGCCCCTCGGGAAGCCCGCAATGGGGGCCCCTAGGAGTAGTCATTAAAGGGAACGTTGGCTACGGCACAGGCAATAATAAAACATATCAAATCGGTGAAACGATTGGCATCAGGTTCCTTAAAGCTGAATCACGTCAAAGTGAAATTGTACAAGAAGCTGCTAAAGATATGCGGTATCAATTTGTAGAGTCTCTTGACAGGGCATCCACCTATATGTTAGGTACAGCCAAGTTTAGATTAAGAGCAGTAAATGGTGGCGACGAAGTTAATCTTGACAAAGGGGATGTAACTGCACAGTTTGTATGTACGCAAGAAGGTCGGCCTCCTGTTACTGACTACAAAAGAACTAAAAGCAAAATATGGACTGAAGAAGATCGTAAAAAACTGGAAGAGGCTGTAGACAGATTAGACGACCCACTTACAGACGCAGAAGGTACTGCCATTGATAGACTAAAAGAAACTGCCAAGGGCAAAAGTATTTTTAATCTTATAAAGAGTACTGTTTTTGTAGATGATTATAGTTTTACTGCACCCGTAGGCACTACAACACCTATACCATTTAAGCCGGGCGACTTCACAGGGCAAATAGACCAATTAAACGGCGGCGAATTTGAAGTGCTATTGCGAGATTTTGGATTTAAGAATTACAGGTTTAGGGGTACAATAGAAGTTAAATGGAGGACAGAACTGTGGGAAAAAAAGGACTCAAAAGAAAATCAAAAGAAACAAGAAAAAACGTTAACAATACCCAAAGGCGGATCTATTGATGTTACCCGAAAAATTTTAGATTCTTTCTTGGCGAACAAGCCTAAGCTAGACGTTAAAGCATTACGCGAAGAGATTGAAAGCGACAGGGAAAAACTGCAACGATTTATTGATAAGTTGGCATCAGGCGGTTTTGACCTGAAAGATATTAGAAGGGCTGCAAAAAAATTTGCCGAACATATTTCAGACGCAATAGATAAATTACAGGCGGAGCGCAAAGATTTAATAAACAGCATTGAACTAGATGCAAAAAAAGTAAGCGTCCAGAAAACCGGATCCGGGAATGTAAATGTACTCGCCTCTACCACCTCATTAAAGAACCCAACCAAAGCGATAGATAAACTAGACAGACAAATACGCAAATTGATGGACGAGAGAGATGATTTAATGAGCGATAAGATATCAGAAGTTGTAAATCGGTTAATTAATAAATGTGTAGACGAAAAAAAGCCTTTTACTTTGTTGGGCGAGTTTTTTGGCAGTGGTGGCATAAAAGCCATGAACAAGCGCTTTAACAGCCTTAAAGGCGAAACAGTTACAGATCAAGCAGGTGTAGAAGCAGTCCGTGACGTACTAAACAAATTGATTAGAGATAAAGAAGAGGCTCTTACCGCTGGAACACTGGTCCTGGCTAACTGGGAAGATTTTATAGCCAATGTAGACGATGACTTCTATACCAAGTGCCTAGTTAAGGTAGAATCAGCCGCTTACCAGACTGTTACCGCTTGTGATTATGTAAGATTTGCAATTCGCTGCAAACTTTTTAGGCGCATTTCTGGTCGCGCCAAGGACTATGGAAAAAATAAAGCTCCAGATGGTTACCGGCAAAGTGATAACGGTG